ACTGTGTCTTCCGCCGCCATTGGATTGTCTCCACTAGCAACTTTTGGATAAGTTTTCTTTTGTCTGTTCATACCACCTGACATAGTGTTAACCAATGTGTCGGTGTCTTGAATTTTTGGTTCTTCTTTCTCATCGCCCATTGAATTTGCAAATGTTTCTTCAGCTTTTTCTTCTGCTGGTGCAGTCATCATGTCTCTCATTCTGCCCATTTCCTGTGAACCTATAGCATCGTCTTCACCATCACCACAAACATGTCCTTCTTCACCGTGTGCTGGATTTTCTGCTGGAGCTTCTGGCTCTTGGTTGATCATGTCTTGGTCTACTTGTTGTACACCTGCTAATTTTAGAAGTTGCATCATCATTGATGCTTCCTGTGGTGAATCTGTTGAAATCTGTATTGCTTCTTTAACTGTTTCTTTTTTCATTTTGTGTTTGTCCTCTCTAACTGGATTTGTGTTAACCTCTCTGTCCAACACAATGTCTTCTTGTTGTCCATCCGTGTAAGATGGGAAAGCTGGAGAGTTCTCTTGGCTCTGTCCGGCATCGTCAAAACCATCCTGTACCATGCCCATGGCAGTTTCGATCTCGTATGATAGTGGGAAAGATGCTTGTTCTTTTGCCGCCGCCATTGCTTGTAGTACTTCTGCTTTTGGCATTTTCAAGTTGCCATCGTCGTCCGCGTATTCGCCTACAACTTCCTGTGCACCGATGTGTACATCTGACATTCCGCCTTCAGCAGTTTTTACTGTGTTGTCTTGAATTTCAACAGGGTTAGTTCTAGACACATTATCCACAGCATCTCGAACCAATTCAGGTCTAGTTAATGCTATTTCTTCTAATTTCTTTAATACGTCTATCTTTCCATAGTGTTATTTCCTTACTGTTTGAATCCTTGTAATGTTGCTGGATGTGGATTGCCTTTTACTGGTCCCGGTCCTGTGTGTATCGGTGATCCTGTTTTTGTGTCTACTTCTGTTGGCACTTGTTTTTGTGTTTTGTTGTCTGCACCTTTTTCAATGTCACCTATATATCTTTTTCTAGTTTTAAGTAATTCTCTCATCAAACTCATGTTGTACTTGTCACCTGATAAATCATCTGCTTTTACTTTTTGATTTGGCGCATTGTCTTGGAATTTCATTTCAACGTCTGCTAGTTTGTTTGCAAAGTCTGATTTTTTTCCTATCTGCATAGCGTCTTGATACTCTTCAGTAGGTTCTCCTGGCTTTCTTACAACTATCATTGAAGGAGTAATTTTCATGTAGTCTGCTAGGTATTCTTTTAATACGTTTACTGCTACTGGATAGTTTGTTGTCACATCAAAAATTGTAACAGCTTCATTTGATAATGCTGGGAAGTCTAGTGGTAGTGTCATTATAGGTGTTTTCTTGCCAGCTGAAAGTTTAGCCAATTCAAATTTTTGTAGTGCTGTTTCCATCCTAGATGCGAAATCGTCTGCTATTGTGCCTGCGACCTTGATCTTGTAGTCATACGACTTTGTTGATTCTGTTAGGTAGTCTTTAAAAGTACTCATATGCAATATTTAGCCTTTCTTTAATAGTTTCTTCATTAATTCATTACGGTCAGATATGACAAATCCGTCGCTTTCTTCAATGGGGGAACCGTCCTTGTTGCCCTCTTTATCCAGCTTCATTTTTTTGAGTTGTAGTTCAACCATTTTCAGCTTCTTGTCTATCTTGGAACTCTTTGCATCTATGGCATTCTTTAGGAAGTTACTCGCGACTTCAAATATACGTCCTGAATAACGTGAATCCACGTTCATGCCCAGGTCCATTAGATTCTTGTAGCTCTCTTCTGCTTCTACTGCCAGTTTATCCATCTCCAGATCAGACATGTCACCCAGTCCCTTTACCTGTGGTAATGATGCCGCAATCTTGTCAAACTCCGCATAGCTCTTCTGTAAGTTTGACTGTGTCTGTGGATCCAGATTTTTTGACGAAACAGTTGTACTACCATTGGCAGACTCTTTCATTTTCTGATCTTTCTCTTTCTTGTCTACCTCTTTGAATGCATCTTTGACATTTGGTAAATTTAGAATATCTTCAAGTTTCTTTGTCATCGTTCTATTTACTTACGTTTGCCGTTGTGGAATAGGTCTTGTTCTGATACCACCCTGAATCGTAACTTGTTCTGTTTGGCATAGGCACTCGCGGCCTCCCACTTGGCATGATTTATAAGGACCTGCTTCCTCTTGGCCATGCTCTTGCCAGCGGCCTCCATTGTTGTCTGCGATGCAGGTTTCACTTCAACCATCTCGGCATGTTTCTTGCTGTTCTTGTCATTGTACACAATAAAGAAATCTGGTACGTATACAGTGTACTTGCCCGTGAAAGGATGTCTGTAAGGAATCTTTATGCTCTCGCTGGCCCACTTGTACACATTAGGATGTTCATCACACAATCTCATGAAAGCGTGTTCCCAACTGGATCTGTAGGTTGGGGTCTTTAAGCCAACATACTTTTCAGCATTCTTGGGATGGAATTTGCCCCTTGCGAATCTCGGTAGCATTAGTCTAGTATATTTCTAGATACTGTTTCTTTTGTAGTTAAAGTCTGCCTGACACCTAACCTACTGGATTTGTATCTGTTGGCATTCAGTATAATCGTTATGAGTTCTGACAGTTGTACTGGTGACGCCTTGGTTAGTTTATCTAACAACTCGTGTGGTCTGATGCTGTCTATCTTGGCCTGTGATAATATCACGTATGCTGTTGACTCTGCCGCAGTCCTGGAGAAACCCCTCTTGACGAAAAAAGCCACGGTGCTGTCATATTCTCCCACATTGAATTGAAATTCCAATTCATAGTTTGTGGTCGTCAGCTTCTCTATGGTTTTGTCAAGTTCGTCTTTCTGCTTTGGTGGTAAGTTTGTGTAGAATTCTGCCATTATAGTCCTGCTTTCTCTATTATTATTTGTACGTCCTGCGTTCCTCTTTCAACTTTTATGTATCCTTCTGTCACTAGTTTCCTTATGTCTGTTATGGCCTTGCTGTTGTACACGTTCTTTACATTAGCAGAAGATCCTGCATATGCTATGTCGGATTCTGCAACAGTCAGACCTGTACGTGAACCTATGTCCTTGTAGTATATGCCCGATGCTATCTGTTCTCTGATCGTTGCATCTGTTGACACAATGTTAAATGATTCGTCTGCTGTTAGGAAGTTTATCGTGTCCTGTACGGGATTAGAAATCACGGTGTTGTTCTTTTTAGTGTTGTTGTCACTGGTCCCTTTGGCTGATGCTATGATGGCTCCTGCCGCCACGGCCGCACCAACAGAGAACGCACCAATTGGGTTGGTTATTGTGCCTGCCTGTTTGCCAACTTCTAAGACACCTTCTTTAGCTATGCCTTTTAATTCTTCCTTGACATCTTTCTTCTTTATCTTCCTGGCATTGTTGTATGTGTTTGATGCACCTAATATCGCACCCAGTATGTTGCCAGACTGTATGTTCCTCATGACTGATCCTATGCCGTCTACCACGCCACCTGGGCCGAAAATACTGTTTGTTCCACCACCTAACACTGATAACGGAGATGGTTCGTGGTCGTAATGTACAGTAGCAAAACCTGGGACATTGTTCCTGTTGATTATGCCTGCTTTGTATATTACAGTTTCGTAGAATATCTGCATTGTGTTCTGCAGTACTTCTCCTCCTGCGGCCGCGTCTAGGTTGTCGTGGCTGAACGATCCTATTACGGGATTGACCAAGGTCATTGATGTGAATCTCTTTTTATGTAATACGAAAATTTCTATGCCTTTTAGATAAGGTCTGTTACGTTTTGCAGGCGTGTCCATTCCAAATTTGTTCATTCTGTTACCTTCACCTTTGGTGTCGATCGAATCGTACAAACTGTCCTTGGTACTGGATATGGACAAGTCTGAGTTCATGGAGACGGAATCAGCTATGTGGTATTCATAGTATTTCTTCCAGAAAGCATTTACTGTATCAGCATGGTCGTCATGGAATGCTATGTTGACTGGCTCGTACTGTATCCTGGTTGCCGCATACATCTTCTTGTTGTACTGTATCTTCTCTTCTAGGTTCATTCCATACTTGGGAAGGTCACACGATTTAACCAACATGTTTAGTTCGTATCTCTCGTTGGAGTTATGTTCGTTGCCACCAAAGAATAAAGTTTCGTCTGTGTTGAAAACCACATGGAACAGGAACTTCTGTTTTGGCTGAAGTTTATGATTGTCGTCAATGAACAATCGAGATGCGTGTCTGTAGTCTTTCATTCCCGGAAGACCGTCCTGGAAACCTTTTAGGAAGTTGTTGATGCTTGGCATAGTGTTATTTATAGTCACAAAAAAAGCGCCTATAAAGACGCTTTCGATGTATTAAATGCTAAGTCTAATTTTGTTTGTTACTGTCCACCACCTGTTGAGAGTGTACCGATCGTTCTAGCCACTGCTGTTCCGATTCCTGTACCCTGTGGTGTCTGTATCGCATTGTCATATCTCACTGACATAGTGATAGTCACTGGCTCTGATGTTGTGTATGCCAGTGTGTTGTAGTTAACGTTCTCGACATAAGCACCGTAAAGTTCCCATGTCTCTAGAACGTTTGGAGCACTTGCTCCGTTACCACCGTCTAGCATTTCAATTCTACCTGTGAATTTGTAATCAATACCTGATGCCGCACTTGACTGTTCGAAGAAATCAAACTGTTTCTGGATTTGTTCACCAACCAGTTTGCTTACTGAGTTGTTGACGTCATCTCTTACATTGATTGTGATAGGTTCCCAAGTGTGTTTACCTGCAACATAAACTTTTGAGTTGTACACATCTAGTGTCACTGTGTCGAATGTCAGGCTGGGTCTTGTCACGTCTATTACTTGTTTTGTTAGTTCTGATCTCGGTGTTGATACTCCAAAATTTTCCAGGATCAGTCTGAAACGATACTGAAGTTTTGGCATCAACAGACCTTGTGATGCTGAACTTTGATCGTTGCTTAAAGGTACTGTAAATTTTGATAATGTTGATATTGCCATCTGTTTCTCCTATTTATTCCAAAATTAGTTCCCTAATTGTGCAATTTCTCCTGTGTTTTTGATTCTCAACGGTATGTAAATAAATTCAACTGATTTGATTGGCTCAATTGCTATGTCCACATAAAGTTCATTTCTATCTATTCTAGTAGCAGTGTTGTTTGTGTCATCACAAACTACTAGGAAGTCATACAATGCTCTCTGTCCAACAAGTTCCAACAAGAATGATTCTATTGCACCCTTGATCTCGTTCCTTGTTAGTTCATCATTTGGTTCAAAGATAAATGGTTTTCCGATTGCGTCCAACTGTGTTCTTAGATACACTGCCAATCTTGAAACGTTGATCCTGTCCAATGCTGAACTTGACGATGTTTTTGTCAAGTTACCAAAGTTAACTATACCTGCTCCTGAGAAGAAAGTTATTGGATTAACCTTAACCTCATGCATTGAGTCTCTCACTGACTCCGTCACAGATATTGTTTGGAATTCTCCAGACGCTGAGTCGATGTAAC